AATAACGCTGTATCAGTCCAAACGTAAATTGCATCTCTACCTCTTATTGCTCCCATGATCTGTGATCCGTCGGCCAATCTCTGTGTGCCAGCAGTATTGGTTGCTGTGGGTACATAAGTATTTATATCTTCTTGGTCCGAGAATCTAATAAACATGTTATCTTGTGTTAAAGGACTACCTATTGTTGTTTCTGTTCCAAAAAATACTAAGTGTCTGTCCGGTGTTGATACGATCATATGTCTTGATGCAGTAGGTGCACCAGATATAAGCGTTGCTCTTGTTGATGTAGCATTTGATAAACTTGAATCCCATTCAAAACAAGGACCATCGTGAATTAAACAAATTGCTTTGTCTCCAAAATTATCTATTGACCACATACCAGGTTCTAATACCAAGTCACCAGAAGCTGCTTCGCCCCATGCAACATAATCAGTAGAATTAGTTACTGTGGCTCCATTGCTGTGAGCTGCTTTTGATGTTCCTCTAACACCTCTTGTAATTCCTGTTAAATCATTTCCAGAAACACCTGTGTATGATATTTCTTCTGTTCCTACTTGTATAAAATTTGTTCCAGAGTCTGGAAAGTTAATTGTGCTTGTTAACGTAATAGAAGTTCCTGATCCACCAGTACCAGCAGTATCATTTAATAAAGCACCATTTAATGTTGTTGTAATAGCACCTGCTGCTTCTCCACTCCAAGATCCTAATCCATAACCAAATCCTTTTGCTTGAACTGCAGGTCCAACAGTATAATATTTTTGTATTGTTATTCCTCCAGAAGTAGTAGCACCAGATCCCGATTCATTAGATGCCATAGTAATAGTTGCAGTTGTGTTAGTTGGTGTGCTAGCCACCATAAATTTTTTATCATTAAAATCAGATGCACTATAATTAGAATTTGTAATTGTTGAAAAATCACTCATTAAAAGTATATCTCCAGGTGTTAAATTATGTGCACTAGAATATGTTATAGTAACTATTGGAGAGCTATTACTTGTGCTAAAAGCGTTTGTAAGAGTTGTAGTTGTTTGAATAGGGTGAATATCATAAAATACACCTCCAGAAAAAGCATATAAAATTCTATTTGTTCCTATTATAGCATACTTTCTAGATAAACTATTTATATAGTGATGTAGACCTCTACCAGCTCCAGTAAGTTCATTTTCATTTAATGGTCCAAGTTGATTCCATCCACCTATTTTTTCAGGAACTCCATATCTAAATCTAGAGTTATCACAATCTACCCACTGGCCTTCGGCTCCAGTTTCGGAAAGTTGTTTATTTATACCCGGTTGAAATCCTATCTTTTGTAGCATAGCAGCCGAATTATATATGTTTTTATAGATTTTGGTAGTATTATATTCTTAATTTATACCAACATGGTATAGTATATCTTACCCCTTTAGTAATTGTATTAACTTCATGTTTTATTTTATTACCATTAAAACTTATTAATTTACATTTTTTTGGTTTTACAATTTTATTTCCTACAATAGTTTCTCCACCTTCAAAATTATCATTTAAATATAAAATACTAGTATATGGATGAATATCAAAATCAAAATGTTCTTCTTGAGATTCATAAGTTGGCCATTTTACTATTTGAAAATAATTTACTACATATTTTTTATTTATTTTTTGAACAAATTTATTAAAAATATTGTTCATTTTTTTAAATTTAGAATTTTTAAACAATACATCACATTGTATAACTTCAGTTTGTCTATGTTTAACAGAATAATTTTTTTCTAAATCATAATATTTATTATGAAAATTTATAAAATATTTTGATTCTTTATCTGATATAAAATTTTCTATTTCTTTCATTAACAATGAAAAATATTATTTAAATGGTTTTCCAGTAATCCATGCAACTAAAGAATTTCTTTCTCCTTTAGTTACTGTAGTGACCTCATGTAACACGTATGATGGAAATAAAACTAACGATCCTTGTTCTCTTGTTACTAAAGTTGGTTTTTCACTACTGTATAACAATAAGTCGCCTCCTACATATTTTTTTGGATCTGTTAGTTGAACCGATAAAGATAATTTTCTTGTTGGAGTATTTAAAGATCTATCTACGTGTCTTCCATATTTATTAGAAGGAGCTTTGTAATTTGTAAACTGAAGTCCTTCATGAAATCCAAAAATATCAAATTTAAAAAATCTTTCATTTAAATCTAAAACAGCATCTGTTAGTTTTCTAAAAACCCAATCAAGTTCATCTGCTGCATATAACCAACTAATTTTACTTTTTCTAATATTAGATTTTCCAAAAGTAGTTCCTTTAATTAATCCTTTATTTTTTGCTACTTTAACTATTTCTTTACATTCGTCTTTTGAAAATAATTTATCCCAATAAGCATAAAGTTCTACATGATCTGTGTATAAATTCCATGCAGAGTTTTTTAATATATTTTTATTTTCTATTTTTAATTTTGTTTTTTTATTCATAATGTAAATTAAAAGAAATTGAAATTCTTTCCTCCTTTTTATTCATATTTGGTTTTACATAATGTTTTAACCAGCTTGGAAAAAGGTACAGCATGTTTTCAACACTTGGTAAAAACCATTCTAAAGAATTATAAGCGTTATAGCCACTATATGCATTTTTATTTTTATTCCAGTCTATTTGTAATTCATCTTTAGATGAATTTATAAAACCTATATCTCCACAATTTTTAGGTGTTTTAATATAATAAACACCACTGATAATACTGTTAGGATGACAATGTAACATATTACTGTCTTTGTATTTATTAATATTTATCCAAATATTATCAAGAATTAATTTTTTTATTAAACCTATTTCTTTACCAAAAATATTTCCGTGTGTTCCTAAATTTAAAAATAAATTATTTAATGGTTTATGAACTCCTGATAAACTATCAGATTGCCAACCTCCTATGTTACTAACAATTCTTCCTTTATTTTTTTTAGAATAATTTAAACAATGTTTTTTAATAGATTTATTATCTAAAAATAAAGAAGTTTTGTATACAGGTGTTTTAAATATGTCTTGAATAATTCTTTTTTCTTTCATAAAGAGTTCTCTTATATAGCATTTTATAAGAAATTCAATATCTTATTATGTGGCTATTTTCCAACTTGTAGAGGGTTCATCCCAATAATAAACGTTACCATCTGTAGGATAAATAACTGGTGCATTCCATGCACATGTTGTTTCGTTTAATGTCCATGAATCAAATGGTTTTGGTGAAATAAAAGCATCTCTGCTTTCATCATATGTATACCCTTTACCCGCATAATTTTTTCTTAAAGCAACACCACCATCAGGCTGACCGTCTTGTCCGTAATGAACACCCTCTTTTGTGTTATATGAAGTTTGTTTAAATGTAGCGTCTGTTTTATGAAGTTTTTGTAAATAGTCAATACCAGCTTGTTCAGAAGTTGCTATTTCATTACCAACTCTGTGTACTTTTATAACTATGTTATTTTCATTTAATTTTGCAAAATGTGCCATAATAATTTCCTAAGCGTCGTAGCTTCCGTCTCCTGTAAATGTTACTACTGTATCTGATCCATCAACAGCTGTTGTTGCTGGTCCTGTTACTATTGCATTTTCAAAGTTTGAAGTAGGCATTTTTAAAATAATTACTCCAGATCCTCCGGCCCCACCTGGTCCAGATTGACCGCCTCCGCCGCCACCTCCAAGACCGTCAGTTCCAGCTTGTCCTGGTGGATCACCATCTCCTTTTCCGTCTCCACCACCACCGGATCCTCCGGGAGCAGTTCCTGAAACGTTTTGAGCTCCTCCACCTCCACCAGCATATGTAACTGATGAACCTGTTATAGAATTAGCACCACCGGCACCCCCATTTCCTGCAGAACTTGATGAACCATTTCCTCCGGAGCCGCCTTTTCCACCACCGCCTCCGCCGCCGTATGCAGGTGCTCCAGATCCTCCAGCATGGGCTATACCTGATCCTCCAGGATTACCTTCACCTGATACTCCTGAACCTCCTGGTTGATTAGGGTTGGTAGCACCTCTACCACCACCACCTGATCCTCCATCAAAACCAGCGTTAGGAGAAGTTCTTTCACTTCCTCTACCGCCACCTGTTGTACTTACATTTGTTATGGCTGGACTTGCAATACTACTTTGATCACCATCTGCTGATCCATCTCCACCTGCTCCGCCAGCTCCTACTGTAACAGTTAAAATACTAAAACCTGGAACACTTGAAAAAGTTCCATTTTTCATACCACCAGCTCCGCCTCCTCCGGCTTGGCCTCGGCCGCCACCTCCGCCGCCAGAAATAACTAAATAATCAATATCGTAAGCACTATTTTGAACTCTAGGTTTTTTTCCACCACCAAATCCTAAAATTTGGTAACCAAATGATTTACCTTTATGAGATTGTGTATTTTTTGTGCTCTTACCTGTTGTAAGTTTGTTTTTAATATCTCTCATATTCTATGCCTTTTATGCGTCGTTAGCAGCATCAGTAGTAAAGAATAGTTTAATACCCAATAGTTTTGCGTCAGCTGTTAAATCATCTGCTGATACGTCTCTTGATATTTGAAAGAAAACGTACTCATCCGTGCTAGGTGAGCCTGCGATAGTAACTGCTCCACTTTCTGCTGTAACTGCTAAATCGTTTGATGTTCCACTCATAGCTTTTGCTGTTGGTCCTACTGCTGTTCCGAATGCAGTATTTAAATCTCCATTATCAGCTAATGCAACACCCTGTAAAACAAATGCTGTTGTACCTGTGTTTGTTGTAGCAGCTGTAAAAAATGCTTGAAAAGTTACTGTGCCTTCATTCCATGATTTAGGAAATGCAACAGCAAACTGAGCAAACTCATCTGAATCTTTATCAAAATCTAAAGATTTTAATTCTGGACCATTTGATAATTCTGTTTGTGCTATGTCAGCACAACCACTTGTAGTGTTAGGATACATAGCAGTTGCTGGAACCCAAATGGTTTCTTTTCCTGCAATTTTAATTGCACCTGTAGCATCAGCAGCATCGACTGCTTTAGCAACTCCCGTACCGTTAGGAGCAATAGTAATATCTCCATTAGCAGCATCTGTAATAGTAATTGTACCTGAATTTGTTCCAGAGTTAGTGCTTAAAATTAAATCTGCAGCCCCACCAGTTGTTACTGTAAGTGTACCTGCTCCATTAGAAGTTAATGTAGCTGCTGCTCCCGAATCTCCAACTTTTACAGTGTCACCAGCAAGAACAACATCTCCTGTTCCTGCAGGAACAATGTTAATATCACTATTAGTTTCACCTGTTGAGGATAGAGTTGGTCCGTTACCTGTAGACGCGTTTGCAATCGTAAATTCGTTTACCGCTGAACTTGTTGCAGTTAGATTAATTAATTCATTTCCATTTGTATCTGAAATTTTTGTTCCGATTACAGGACTTGTTAAAGTTTTGTTTGTTAAAGTTTGTGTTCCAGTAAGTGTTACGTCACCTGTACCAAAACCCATATCAATAATATCAGGATTAGTACCATCATTTGCAGAAGCAAATACAATTTTAGTTGCTCCACTAGCTACCGCTACACTATCACCGGATCCTGAAACATATTTAAAAGTTACAGTTTGAGAACCACTTGTAGAATTTTTTAAAAAATAAAATGTTTGAACATCAATAGGTATAGTTACATTTCTTCCAGCACTTAACGAACCTGTAAACTCTATCATTCTGTGAGAAAGAGTTGCTCCAGTTGAACCATCATTAACAGTAAGATCTGTATCTCCTGAATCAGAAACAGCTTGTTGAGTAAAACCACCAGAAATCTGTTCGATGATTTGTAAATTAGTATTTGTTTTTGTCCCCCATGTACCGGCGTTTTCACCAGTTGCCTGAAGTTCTATACCGAGTGGTGTATATGTTGATGCCATATTT